CCCGGATGTCCCGGGACGCTCGTCCACTTCGGTGGATGCTATTACAGACCCAGCGGCATTAGTTCTGCGGCTGATGTCCGTTTCAAGGATGAGCAAGGAGTATCTCTCATGGGTTCAAAGGTGTTTACCTACCCAGACGAAGTGACTGAGGGGATCTATACCTTATCATGCAGCCCCAGTGGCTGTTATGGTGGTTGTGGTCCCTTTCCAGGTGTCGTTCGACACCGCGCCGGCTCCTATGCCGGTGTTTCGACTCCCCACTACTACGAGCGTAAGAAAAGAGGAGAATTACTCCCCCTTAACGCATATGTACGTAGCGATGTGGACCAGTCCGGTGAATATGCCGGGTCGATCTCCTTCCACTACTCCGAACTAGAGTGTGGTGGGGCCGACTGTACTGGAACTCTCTCCTTCGATCGGAGGGGATGGTTAGTCGAACCTCAGTCAGATTCTTCGCCAGAGGATCTCCAGGCAGGAATGTATACGCAATGTAACACAACTGCCCTGCTCCAGAGAGCTGCGTCGGATGCGCTACCCGATTTGGATGCGCTGACGACTATCATGGAGGCCCATAAAACGGTCGACATGGTTCTGCACGCCCGATCTAACGCAAAGCGTTTGTTAACTCAGGCGCTACGGGGTGGAAAACACACCGTCAAAGCGGCGGCTAAGGCGTGGTTGGAATGGAGATATGGCTGGAGGCAGCTCGGTTTCGACATCGAGTCTTGCGTTAAAGCCTACAACACTCCTAAACGCCAGTTCGTCTCCGGACGGGCTGGGGAAAGTGGCCCGCAAGGGGTCACATCTTGGAGTGGAAGGTTGCCGTTCTGTAGCAGTACGACGACAGCCTGGTTCGACTACCTGGCTAGCCAGGAAGTTGATATCTCCTACCGTGCCAACGTTATCGGCAAATATCAGGTGGAGTCTGTGAACCAGCTCTACTCGCCAGTCAACACCGCTTGGGAGGAGATTCCTTTCTCGTGGGTGGCTGACTGGTTTGTGTCTGTCGGTGACGCCATTGCTGCTTGGGTGATTAAATCCTCCTTAGCAGAAGTTTACTGTAGCCTTGGTGTCAAAGCCACGGTCACGGTGAATGCACGGGTGACGGGTGGTCACACCATTAACACCTGTCATGACAACCCCACCGGATCAGGGTCTAGCCTATACTGGTCACAGACCATGGCCCGGTGGCCCTCTGGGTATCCTTCCCTTAAACCGCAGTTCCGTGTGCGGTTAACAGGACCACGTCTGCTTGACGCAGCGTCCCTGTTGCTGACACGCATACTCTAACCTTGGAGGTTGAGCATTATGGCCAGTTTCACAACTGTCCTGACCGAATTCTCCGATAAGGAGAACGCCCGGACCTATATGGTCGACGGACATACGGTCCAGCAACCGCGACTGGTAATACAGAAGCGGAAAGTGCCGGCGACGCCTGAGGCTGTCTCCCAGTCCAGCGTTGACGTCATTTATGGGACCTTAGATGCTGACGGAAACGTTTTGCAATCGAAGGTCGGTTTCAGTGTCAGCGTTCGCTATCCGGCGAACGGTCAGTCGTCTGATGTCACGGCCGCCCTAGCGGTGCTCCGTGACTTGGTTGCCTCGGATGAGTTCACCGCAACGGTGAGTTCCCAAGGCTACCTCCAGTGAGTGAGCACGACCCGCTTTGGCGGAATCGACTCTTGAAGCTTCACGTCGTAGCCCTCGTGGCGTTTGGCGTGTTGCTGCTCGCTGCCTACGGTCTCGCGACCGTGGGAATGGTCCTCAGGGCTCTGTTTCTTCAACCCTGTGGATAATTCTGACGACTGCATAAGGAGACATCTATGTCACCTAGAAGAAGTGCTCAACGGCGCGATGCCGTGCCCTCTCCTTCAATTTGGAAGGTTGCACTCCTGTACGCTGAAACCTTAGCACTCCCACCTGTGGTCGCGGATCGAATCCGCGGGTGGGTGCGGGCAAGGGACGTTTCATCCTTGTCCGACGCGGCGAACATCGTGGTAACGGAGTATCGAATAATCCACGATGACTTGGTCTGCCAGTTGAGGCAGATAGCAGCACTGTTTAAGAAGAACAGTATGTTTGCCGAGGACGGCAAATGCACCGAACAAGCCCGTAGGAATTTCGAGCTTGGAGAGGTGCGCTGCAAGATCACTAACAAACGGCTGGCTCACTATTACGAGCATGAAGATCGGATGGATCCCATGCTACGGAAGTGGACGGAACGTCTGCAGCTCTTCATTGAGGAGTTGCTAGGTGATCCCAAGGAATGCGTTGAGGCCTTCACTGACCTCGCGCGTCTAACCGCTGGTGCTACCCAGGACCGGCCCCGAAAGCGCGCGTACCCGTTTCTTAAAGTGACGGGATCATTGCGAGCTCCGGTAAGGGCTTGGAGTTACTTGAAGACTGTCCTCCTTCACTGGGGGATTGAGCCCAAGTTGTGTAAGTTCACGAACGTAGATTGGAACTCCATTGCGTTCGTACCGAAGACCTGGAAGACACATCGGACCATCGCTATGGAACCGACCCATAGTCTGCCTTTCCAACTAGGGATCGACGCTTTCATCAAGCGGCGCCTTAAGAAGGTTTGGCGTATAGACTTGTCTACCCAGGGGCGCAACCAAGAGTTTGCCCGGATTGGCTCACTCGATGGCAGCATTGCCACTATTGACCTGGAGATGGCGTCCGACACGCTCTCGGAAGAGTGCGTTGCTTTGGCCGTCCCGCCTGAATGGTTCAGGCTTTTGAGCGCGTTCAGGTCATTGCGCTATAAGGTCGAGGGTAAGGAAGGCAAGTATGCCAAATTCTCATCCATGGGAAATGGATATACCTTCACTCTCGAAACCCTAATCTTCGCGGCAGCGTGCCGGGCAGTGGGTGCCCCGTTGGGGTCCTTTACTGTCTATGGCGACGACATAGCCATCAGAACGGAGTACGTCGATGACTTGTTGAAGCTGCTGAAGTACCTCGGGTTTAGGGT